TCAATACCTTTAATTTCCAATTTATCAACTCCTTTTTATGAAATTTTCAAAGTTTCTTAATCAACTAAATGGGAAGAGGAAAATTATAAAAAAGCGTAAAAACATGTAATCATCTGGGTTTTGGTTGATTTTATTGTTACCGTCCTGTCCGAATTGCTGACAGTGATACCATCTGGAAGCGCTGATGTGGTCACGGTATAACCAATACTGATTGAACCTCCGAGATAAAAGACAACCATTGTTTTTTCGATTATGATTAATCCATGAGTGGCAGCACGTACATTTTTGATAGTAAGTGATTCGCCAAATGCTTTTTCGTACCTCAGAAAGGGGTTACTATTTTATCTACCTTTTACTTTTACAAGCATAGTAGTTTGAAGATTAATTCCGTAAATTTTCAGTTTATGCGTTCCTGGATTAGGATACAGATACAAGTAGCCTTCTACATTAGCGCCCGTATATACCGGAACAAAACATGGCTTCACTTCTTTAACATCTATAATTAAGGTAGCGCCGCCATACGACTGACCGCTATTTTTTATACCATATGAAACATATAAAAATTCTGTATCTATTGGAAAAGCCAGTTCTACTGGATCATCGTCGGTGTTTGAAACCTCAATAGTAATATCGCTAATATTTGAAAAAAGAGGCTTACTATTTAATTCATTAAGCGCTCCAACCACCGTCTTGTTGCTCGTCTGCAAGTTGCTGATAACCGCATTGGTCAGTTTTCCAACAATCCAGTTCCAGATTCCACTGAACGACGAAAGCTTGTTTGCCTTCGATTTTGCGTCGTAAATCATTAAAGAATCCGCATCCTCTGGTGTTGCTTTCTGTGTGTACTCGTTAAATTTGCCCATTACTGCAATCTCCTTTTTAATTCCTTGATACGTTTTTCTTGCTCGTCAACCTTTGCGCTGAGTTCCTGTATGGCTTTAATGGCGTAGTTGAGAAGATACGGACTATTAATCTGTTTAATGTCCATCTCACCATTTTCGTCATATCCGCCGCCCAGAGCCAAGTTTGGGTCGATTTCTTCCAATTCATCCGCCACAAAGCCGATGTTTTGATGCCATCCGCCCATCCGCTCTTTCCAGTCAAACTGACGTACTTTCATGCGGTTAACCGTTTCGAGGGCGTCTGTTTCGCTGTTTTCGATGTTTTCTTTTAAGCGGATGTCGGAAACTTGTGCGGTTGTATATAAATAGTCTGTGCTAAAGCCAGATCCACCCCATTTAGCACGGATTCCTAAACGTCTGTATGTTGCCGCATCTCCGTACTTACTGCCTGTTCCCGAAAAAAGATAGGCCACTTGCGAATTATCTGCGCTTACGGACGCTACCGGTTGTCTTTTGACTTTGCCGGATGTTTTTGCTTGATTTTCCAAGTCGTAAAACATAAGGGTTCCATCGACAGTTGCGTTTCCGCCTACGCTCAAGCTTTTGCCAATAGTTGCACTTCCATCTGTCGAAAAATTTGCTCCAAGTTCGCATCCGTCCGTAAAAAGTGAGTTTGTATTTATTCGGACTTTGGTGTTCAGATAGCGAACAATATAGCCTTCCCATTTTTTGCTCGTATCACCTTCCATCCAAAGTTCAGGCACGTTATTTTGGACTTTCTGTGCGTACAGCCCGTATTTTCCAAGCATCAGTGCATTGTAGTTGTCTGCATCTGTGTAGTCCGTATATAATCGCAATCCGGCAGTGTTAAGAGATACCATCGGGTTTCCAGTGTTCTTATTAAGTACGACATATCCGGTATATCCTAATCTCGATATCTGATTTCCGTCAGCATCGTAAATCTTCAACTGACCGTTTCCATTATTCGTGCCGCCAAGACTGATGACGCCACCTTTCATGGCATTGAATGAGATAAACAGTGTCTGGTTTCCACTTTCATCTTTTTCGTAGTACAGACCCTTGAACTTCCCATCGTCTGACAAGATATCGACTATCTGTTCCTGTGTCAGTGATGCCACATCGACCGCAACGGAATATGTCTGGTAGTCCGCAAGTTTGCTCTTCGACTGGTCAAAATACAGTGAAACCTTGAGCATGTCATGTGCCTTGAGTGACAGTCCGTTGACATTAATCTTCAGACGGTCAAGTGCCGCAGTCTGTGATACCGTGAGTGTTGCCCATGTAGCGCCGTTGTCGGTGGATTTTTCCAGTTTCCACCAACCTTTTTGTGACTGTGCAATCTCGCCGTTTCCGTCACGATAGAACGAATCCACAATGAGCGATGCCGGCGTTATCTTCTTGTCTGCTCCCATCAGTAACACATCTGCATTGCTCTGGAAGAAGTAAGTCCTTCCGGCAGTACCCGGTTCACCCTTAATCTTTGTCCAGCTATATTTCGTCGGGTCGGTGCTATCGTCCGGCGTGTAATCGGTATACTGCCCGATGTACAGCTTATTGACACTATCATCTACGGAGAAACCTGTTCTACCATCAGCACTATTCGCATATGCGGTATGGAAGTACGGCGTCTTACCGTCCGCCCCTTTCGGTCCCTGTGCGCCCTGGTCGCCCTCGAATTTCGCCCACGTGTACTTGCTCGGGTCGGTACTGTCAACGCCGGAAAAGTCCGTATAAGTCCCGATGTACTTGTTTGGTGTCTTGCTCATCTGTGCCGCTGTCGGGTTCTGTACCGGTGCGTACTGGATATGCAGATACGTTGTCTTTCCATCTGTTCCAACGCCCGGAATCCCCTGCGGTCCGGCGTACTGTTTCGCAAGTGAGAACTGTTTCGATACGACAAGGTTGTTCAGATATGCCGCCTTGATGTTCACCCATCCGCTGTCTGCGGTCAGTCCGGTAACGGTGTATGTCTTAGTTTCCTTATTCCAGTTTCCCTGTATGTTCTGTGATGTCGTAATCGTGTACGTACAGTTGTCTGTAATATCATGTGTGCCGTACATGACGGTCGCCGTTGTGGTGCACTCAGGGAACTTTGTATAGTTGCCGTCGCTGTCAACTGGGATACCCTGATAGTCGTTATCAAGCTGCATGGTCATGTTTCTGGCCAGAGCTGCCATGTTCTCAACATCTTCAATCTTTTCATCAAGTGGCTTACCGCCGATCGTCACGCAACTTCCGTCAAGAGTAACTGATCCGGTGTCCATGTCTGCTTCAAATATCGCATTTCCGCTCTTGTCTCTTACGACGAGTGTTCCTGCGTTAATATAATCAGCATTAATGCCCTCCGCATAGAGCAGTCTGGTTATTAATTCGCCAGTCACCGCAAAGCCGTAAGGATACGTTTTTCCACCATCAATCGACACGGCAAACGCCTCCGCCGTCAGTTTCCAGATTATGTTAGATTCTGCTATGGTCGGCTTGTTGTGCATATAGTATATGATACTGCCATCCTGTTGTGGCTCCTGCGTCATATACAGGCCGCTCGAAGAATTGAGTGTTTCAGCTAATCTCCGTATAGCCTCTTCTCTTGCGGACGTTTCTTTTCGGACCATCTGGCGTGCCGCAACTATAGCTTTTGTGCTATTCCCGTAAAAATCACTACTGCCTCTGATCGGATCATCAGCCTGTGTCTTAACTGTAGTCAGGCCGCCTACATTTCCGGAAACGTCTGTCAGAGGAGTAAGGTACTTATTCCCTAATCGGTCGTAAGTGTATACCATGTCGCCAAACTCGACGAGCGGGTTGTATACCAGATCGCCTTCAAGATTCCGGAATCGTGCCCCTACAATCTGCTCGCCGATAATATTTGCCACTGTCTGAAGCTGATCGGTATCAATCAGCTCGTTCTCAAGTTCAAGGACGTATCCTTCCTCTCCGTACATGCCGGAATAATCAGTATTAGCATCGTCGTTTGACTGCCCGTTCATTACCTTGATTCCAGTTATGACTATATCATCACTGGAAAGCGCAGGTGGGTTCGCATAGGCCATCAATCTCTGAACGTCACTGCCTGGGCCGGATGTGAGAGCCAGGAATCCCTCTGCGTTAATAGTCCATCCTGGCAGAGAAACAAAACCGTCGGTATCAATAGACGGGTTAGCATCGCCGAAATGAACAAAACCATCTGTATCCACAGTCGCGGCATTGTCAGATTCCATTTTCCCAAAATCCCATTTTACAAACTGGAGATTCCCGGAATAATCAATCCGGGCATTCGCAGACTCAACCATAGCCGCATATCCGAACAACTGGCGAAACGTCATACTGTCAGGAACGCTTCTTATTATAATATCGCCATGGTCCATGGTCAGATTCATACCTATGCCGACAGTCTTACAAGCATCTCTGACAAGGTTAATGAGCGACTGCGGCAGTTTTAATCCGCTGGTATATGTCTTATTCGCCTTATACATATCATCCAGCGCCGTAACATTGATGATATCTGAGTATTGCTCTGGCGTAGTGACCGTATAGACTCCCTTGTCAATAGTTTCAATGATGTCTTTCGTAGCTGCCTGTGTTGCGATGATAGGATCACCGGTACTGTCCAGAATCGGGTTATAACTTTCGTCCAGCAGCGTGCTTACAGACTCCGGTGCCGCATACGACGTCTGAAGCTTCAGATAAGCATGAATCTTAGCTCCGTAAAAGTTGTAGTTCTTCCACTGCTCCTGATCGTTATTAATACTCAGCGTCAGCGTTTTACAGACAGTAACGCCGACTGGAAAACTGCTGCTATCTGCACAGTCGGAAAATCCGTTGTCGCCGTTCATGATATCTTTATTAATGGTCTTTTTTGTTCCGTCAGGAAAGGTGATATCCACTACCATTCTGACTGGTTCACCAGCTTCAAGTTTTTCTCTAAATGCGTTGCTTACGTTAATCACAGTGGATTCACCCCCGTCATGTTAAATTCTAGCGATGATAGTATTTTTCTGTCATCTGATAATTCTCCGATAGCTATGTTTTGTGTCTGCCCTACGTAGAACGGAGCGTCTCTCCAAACTCCGTAATATGGCGAGAAATAATGAAGCGTAAATTTATAACCTTTTGCCACCATCTGCAAAATCTTGGTTGCCTCTGCCATCGGGAGATCGCTAGCCTTGTACGTATACTGTTCTACGGTAAACATCGGTGTAAAGTAACCTACACCGTATTGCGTCCTCTGGCTGGATTCCGTGTAAGTCGTGGCAAAGGAGAGCGCAAGGTCTTTATCCGGTTGCCAAATTACTGTTCCATTGATTTTGTATTTTTCCATAACGCCCTCCTTTCTATGCCATTTCAAACGGGTTTTTGCCGCTTGTATCTCGTCTCATCTGCGCTTCTTTCATCATCTCGTCAAACAGCGTCCTGCGGTTGATCTGAGCTGTAAATTGCCAGCTTCCACCGCCAGCCTGTCGTCCTGCTGTTTCTTCCCGGACGATCTTTCTGAGCAGAGCTTCCGGTGTCTCGATGTTGTTACCCTGCTTCTGGTCGCCTAAGACCGCAAGGAACTCGCTTCTTGGTGGAATGACTGCGCCTTTAGCCAAATACGGAACTGTCGGAACTCTTGGGAAAGTAGCTTTAAACCCGATAGTCTTTGAGCCGAATGGAGTCGGTACTTTCCATGGGCCGAAAGAGAATGCTGATTCAATCGCACTAACAACTCCGTTTACTTTGCTGATAGCGCCATTT